AGCCAGACGCCGTCGTAATTGCCGGTGTACGGAGAGCGCAGCCACCAAATGGCAGCGGAGCTGCCATTGTATGCAATACGCTTGCTGTTACCGCTGGAGCTGTTGCCAAAGTATGCCAGCCTCACACCGTCCTTCGGGAAACAGCTGTTGTCGCTGGTCGTCCAACCAACCTCATAACCAGACAGCAGGAACACTTTGGTGCTCAGGCCGTTGGAGCCGGTGGCAAGGCTGCCGCCGGAACCAGTGCCGTTCTGGTACGGGATTTTCACCTGCTTAATAGCTGCCCGGATGTTGCTGTCGATGAGGTTGTAGAACGTTCCGTTCAGGTATGTGTGGATGCTGGAATCCTTGTAGGAGTTATTGTTGCCGAACGTGGACGTGGTGTAGATGTCCTTCATCAGCAGCCACGTTCCATTGCAACTCGAATCATAGGTGCTGGTGTTCGGGTTGCCCTGCTGCACAACAATAAAATCTTTGGACGCGCCGTTGACTTTGATTTTGACAATGCTGCCAACGGCTTTCGTGCCCAGTTTTACGTTTGCCATTGTTACCTCCTTGTTTTCGTTCAGGCCCACGGCATGATCTCCGCAGGCCGCGTGTTCTGCGATACAGAGAGGGACAGGGATTTGTGCTGCTTCTTGTAGATGCAGCGGCATTGCCTCGCCCGCCGTCTGTCACGCGCGAGTTTGTTCGAGTTGATTTTTCGATGGATAGGGATTTTACAGTCAAGCAATTTTTCGAGCCGGTCAGCGTACTTGCGGCGTAAAGAGTAAGTATCACCATGGGCGGCATGGGCATCCCACGCATCAAAGCTCCGCAGGATTTCCTGCTTGGTCACTTCGCCTGCGGGGTATGCCGTCTCCCAATATCTGATTTTGTTCTTCATCCGCTTGGAGCTATCCCGGCGCAGCTTTTGGATGACCGCGCCGGTGTCGGTCAGGTAGCTATGGAATCCCAGAAAATCAATACCGTTCCGCAGCGGGAAAATGGCGGTTTTCTGGTTCAGCTCAAGGCCGTAACTGTCCATGAGCGCCCGAACATCCCGGAGAATGCACTGCAATTTCTTCTTGTCCGAACAGATGATGTAGAAATCATCCATGTATCGGCCATAGTATTTGATGCGGTACTTTTCTTTGATGATGTGGTCGAACTCGTCCAAAAACATGAGGGCGAAAAGCTGGCTCGTCTGGTAGCCAAGCGGCAAGCCGTCCTCCATCACGTCGATGTAGATGCAAAGCAGCTCATAGACACGCGGGTCAACGCCGCGCTTGTCCAGCACGGCTTTGAGCTTGCGTTTTAGCTTCCGGTGGTCGATGCTGGCGAAGAAATGCCGCACGTCGCCTTTCAGCACCCAGCCGTCCGAGCCGTGGCCCTCACGGCGGTAATAGTCCACCATGTGGGTTTTCAGGCGCATCAGGCCGTCGTCTGTGCCTTTTCCGGTCTGGCTGGCGTGGCTGTCCCGGATAAAGCTCTTTGTCAGGGCATCATACAGGATGTTATCGACCAGAGCGTGCAGCACCACCTTGTCCACAAATGCGGGGGCGTGTACCATGCGGCGCTTCGGCTCGTAGACGGCAAAGACCTCAAACTTACTTGGCACATAGCGTATCTGCTGCCGAATGCTCCCGTCTGGCTGCCGCACATTGCAGACAGCCAGCTTACGGGAGAGCTTTTCCGTGCAGGCCAGCGCCTGCGCCTCGTACTCGATTGTTTTGCTTTTACTGCGCTTTCCCTTCCGAGCTTCAAGGTAGGCTTTGTAAAGTACCTCAAAGCTGCACAGTTCTTCGTATGTCAAAATGACCCTCCGCTGGTTCGCGTTACGGTAGTGGGCTGCATCCGGCAGGGATGGCCCACCTCAGCGGGATGTATTTATCACTTGCCTGCATCGGCAAGCGACAGGATGCGGTTTCCTTTGATGGGCGCACTGCTTTCAGCTTATGCCTACTCGTCACACGGTTCCATCAGAGCGGGGCGAACACCATAGGAGTTGTTGTACCAGTTGTTGTTGTTGGAGCCATCGGTGCTGACGTTCCAGACGCCGTTGTTATTGCCGGTGTACGGAGAGCGCAGCCACCAAATGGCAGCGTCAGACAAACAAACCGCACCCTTTATGCAAAGCGGTTGCCCGCTGTGCGTTTACGGTTCCGGGTAAAGGACGGCTTTCAGGGCGGCAGCCTGTTCGGTCAGCCGTTTCCGTTCCGCTTCTGCCCGGAGTTTTTCGGCACGTCCGCGTTCCGACGTGAGCCACTTCATCGCCGGGTATTTTACGTCCGTGACCTTCTTTGTCCAGATACCGGCTTTCTTCGCACTGATGATACCTTCCTCCGTGCAGATGGTCAGGTATTCCAGCAGCAGAGAGCAGCCGTCCACAACTGCGCCGATCTTCTCAACGCGCTTGTCGTAGTCGGTCTGGAAATTGACGTTGTTCGCCGCGTGTGCATCCAGCAGGATTTGCCGGGCGGTCAGCCGGATGCCCTCGCCATACAGCCGGAAAGTGCTTTTGGAAAAGCCCTCCCTGTCCCGTGTGTCGAGTGCATGGACGGCAGTGCCGCACACCTTCTGGATGTCGCGCACATCTTCGAGCGCCGCGACTTTCTGGATGATCTTCCGGGCATCTCTCCGGCTGATGTCGTCGGTGACAATGCGGGTTGCCCTCTGGGTGTACCGCAGCAGCTCCCGCGCATTCGCGCCGACCTTGAACGTTTCAGCCATCGTCAGAACTCCACCCTTGCCTGCTCGGCATTCCACGCGCCGGTCACGGTCAGGCCGTCCAGACTGCCGAACGTGGCAGAAAACGGGTTTTTCGTGACGTTCGTGCCGAACTTCAGCTCAATGGCCTTGATGCTGGCGTTCATAGCTGCCACACTGGCACGGATGTCGCTGTGGGCGTTCTCCGCACCGTTGTGAGCGTCCACGGCTGCGCTGATGCGCTGGTCGGTCTCGGCCTTTTTGTAGCCGTCCACTTCCCACCGCTGGCTCTCGGTCAGGTGGCCGTCTGCATCCAGCGTGGCAATGCCGCCCGGAATGCCGATCTGGTCAGTGCGGACAACATCTTCATCCGGCGCCTTGCCGGGGCCTGCGTTAAAAGAACCGTATGCCATTTAGGTTCCCCCTTCCTGTGCATCCGTGTATTTCACGGTGCTTGTAATGTGATACTGTGCAGAAATTTTCTCGGTCGGAGCTTTGGCGGCCCTCAGCCGCAGCTTTCCTTCGAGGCTTTCGGTCGCAATAAAGCCCACCGCACCCGCCACATCGTAAAATTCCGGCAGTACCGTAACATCCACAATGTCGGTAGCCAACAGGCCCGCAATGGGGATGTCACAATAAAAATAGCCGGGGGAGGAATCATCCTCGCCCCAGCCATCGACCGGAATCGTAAAAGACACCGCAGCCGTGACATCCTGCTTTTCGTGCAGGATGTCATCGGTTTCCTCGAATCCGTTTGCCGTTGCTTCGGAAAGGTCTCCGAGTGCGGTGTTGCACTGCTTGATGTGGCTGCAAAGCGCGGCAAGCCCTGTGCCCAAAAGCGTTTTGATCTTCGCTTTTGCCATAGAGCTTACCTCCTCATGTCTTAGTCAGCCAGCAGAGCGGCGATATCCTCTGCGGAGAAGTCCTCCACATCCTCGTCGTGCAGAACATTCTCCGGCTCGGTGTACACGACGACTTCCTTGCCGTCAATGTTCACATTGCCGTTGGTGGAGCTGGCTGCGGTCTTGGTGGCACCCTCAGAGACACCGGCCAGCTTTTCGCCCTCGGCATCGGTCATCAGGCGCTTGCCAGCCTCGGCGGCCACAAAGTCGGCAGGCTTCTTGCCGCTGTCGGTCGGGTTGCCCTCGCCGTCCAGCGCAGCGAGGTTGCCGGTGGTAGCACCAGTGACCTTATCGGCCTTGCCGGAAATGTCCACTTCCTCAGGGGTGGGAACATACAGACCGTCGTCCTTCAGGGTCAGAGCGTTGCCCGCAGCAGCGGAAACATTGACCTTGACATCCACCTCATAGCCAGCGATGGTAACGGTGGTGGAAGCATCCTTGCCGACGGCCTTAGCCTTGTAGGTATCCACCAGCGTAGCCATGCTCAGGAAAGAGTAGGTGCAGGAGTCAGGATTCTCGCCCTTGACGGCCAGCACCATGACGGGCTTGCCGTCCAGCTTGGGGTCGGTAGCGCCGGGGTAGGTCGCAGCATCGAACTTGAACTTGGCCACGAAGGTGGTCTTGGTCTGGTCGAGGAACAGCTCAGAGGGGAAGTCAACGGAGAAAGCAGCAGTGCCGCTCTTGTCGGTAGAGGTGTAGAAGTTCACGGTGTTGCCGTCAACGCCAAGAGACTTGATAGCAGCGTTGGCTGCGTTCTGCACAGGGGTAAAGGCGTCCTTCTTGACGAAAGTCTACTTGATCTCAGCGGTCAGGTTGCGGATGGTGGTCTTGGTAGAAATCTGCTTAGACATAATAGTGTCCTCCTAAAAATTATTTCAGCATATCAACGATTTCCTGCTGCGTTTCTTCCTCGTCGAGCAGGTCTTCACTCGTCATAACGGTTTCTTTGCGGACGGTCAGCGCGTTTGCGCTGTCGAAGTCAAGACGTTCGCCGATGCGGACGGCAATAGCGCCGCTTGCGTCGCGCTTCAAGCCCTGACCGATGCTTACGCTACCGGTTTCACCCGAACCGCCTCCTTTCCCGAACAGGGTTACGGTCGCCTGAATATCTGCTTCCGGGATGCGCTGAGCGAAAAATCTGATGAAACCATCATGCGTTTCGCACCCGTTCAGGACGCCCGCTTTGGTCGTAGTATAGAAGCTGCCAGGAGATACAACGCCAACGGGTACAAGCTCGCTGGTGCTGTCCGACAGTTCTGCGTCATAAATGCACTGGTAGTAATCCATACCGCCAGCGTTTTCGTAATCATCCTCGCTGCGGGCGGGCTTCCACCCGTCAGCCGCAAGGGTGAGTTCGTAGGAGCCATAGTAGCCGCCGCCTGTGCCGCCGTCCACCTGCTCCTTGATAAGAGCCTTTACCTGTTCTTCGTTCAGGATTTCCCCGGATTCAGACAGGTTCTTCACGGCTGCGCTGACCGCTGCCGTGATGGTCGCTGCATGGGCATCAGCGGCGGCGTTGTGCTTCTCAATTTCGGCCTTGACCAGCTTCATCAAAGCCTGCATCTGCGGGCTGAGGGCAATTTCGATTTTTGCTTTGTTCGAGATTGCAATAAGGGCAGCAATCTCAATTTCAAAATCAGCGTTCACGCTGGATGCAGGGACTTCGATTCCACGTTCATCCTGCATGATGAACAGCAGCACTTCGGCATCATCATTCAGGCGGCCATATACGCCGATCTGGTGCATGATGTAAGTGCTTTCTGCTCCGGTAATCTGGATGCTGACTTTCCGGGCCGTTTCCTCTCCGTCCTTTACGGTGTCAATCGCAAGGATGGTCAGTTCGTGCGTTTCGCCGCTGACGGTCGTTTCTGCCGACAAGTCGGTTTCAACGATGCCGGTGCCGCTCACGGCGCGGGTGATGGTGAGCGCGCCGCCGGAGAGGGATGCCGACAGGAGCGCGGCACCGGCAGTTGTATAACTGGATTTTTCCCAGCTCATGTTGTCTGTCCTCCAATCTTGATGGTTACGGTTTCGTGCGTGTGCGCAAGCCCGCCGGTGGCGTATGCCTGCGCGGTGATGTTTTTCGGGTGGATGGCTCCGGGCAGTTCAACGGTCGTCTGCATCCGGGCTGCCCGGAGTGCTCCCGCAGCATATGCCGTCGCGCTGACAGCTCGCGGCTTAATAGTTCCCGGCAGTCGCACCGTGCAAGAAATTGTCGTACCGAGCGGAGCGGCTGCCGCGTATGCTGGCTGTACATCCGGTTTGTAGCTAAGAGAAAGTGACAGCGCAAGGTGCGCCGGTATTTTTCTCAGCAAACACTCGATGATGTCGCTCGAAAGGAAAGACGATTCATCCGGTGGCGATATGCAAACGTAGATTCTGCCCTTGCTGAATTTGACCTCTGGGGTGTCTCCGGCATAACCTCGGACGAGCTCTTTTATTTCAGGCGCGCCAATATGGTTCGCGCCAACAAAATACGACGCTACTAACTTGCGCCGAACCTCAAGAGTTCTGTTCTTGTTCGGTGCAATGTCGAGAAACGCCTCCATATCGGAGAGTGCAGCTGCGTCCATCATCGAGATAAAGGTATCGTTTGCTACTGCGTCAACGCCTGCCTCGATTTCGTCGAGCTTTCCTCCTGCGGCACGCCAGATGGCGTCCATCTCAAAAACATCCCGGTAGAATACCGGGTAAAATGTTTTTAGCTCATCATATACGCTTGGAAATCCATTAGGATACAGGGTCGGTTTCACTGACGTTCACCTCCCCTAAGACAAAAACCTCCTCTGTTCCGGTCTCGACGTTTGAGGTCTGACCGTTAAAGCGGAGGTTTTCGTAGTCCAGCACTCCCGTGAGGCCATAAATAGTATTTCCGACCGTGCTGATACGCAGGGTCGGCGTTTCCCCGTCGTTCGCCGCAAGATTGATACTCTTGACTTGTGCCTTGAGTGCAGTCTGTGCTGCATCCTTGACCGTGGCAAGGTTTCCGCCCTTTGCCAACGTGACAGAGAACGAAATATCCACCTTTTTAGCGGTGGCTGCAACGGCCGTGAAGTGCGCGCCAATATTGGCCTGCCCTTCCCCCAATCCGGTTCCGCCCGGGTCGATGTACTCCTGCACACGCTGCACGACAGCGTCCGATGCCGGTCCTCCCTCCGTATCAATAAGAACTCCCTTGACGGTGTTCTCTCCTGCCCAAAGAGGGATGATGCGTGCGCGGCCGACGCCAGAAATGCTTTCGCACCACGTCTTATAGTGCTGGCGGTTTCCGTTTTCAGCCGGGCCCGCAATTTTCTCCTGAACTCGTTTTCGGAGGCTCTCGTCGTCCTCCTCGTCGGAGCCCGGCTCAAGTTCCTCCGCGATAGAACAGGCTGTGAGCTCGCGCAATGTTTCAACCGGAACGACCGCCGTTCCGGACAAAATATCATTTGCCGCCGTTCCGGTTTCCTCCGCTTCAATATAGAAGCCGAGGTCATCGTCCTGCGCCAACACAAAATATTGCCCATCGCAGAAAAAGCGTGTCCCGAGTTCCGGGAGCTCGCCCTCGTATTTGATGCGGTACTTTGCAGCGGAGGCAACCTGTCTATAAACGCCGTTTTCCTCGGCTCTCAGTGTAAGGTAGTCTCCGGTCGCTGTCACCAAGAACACCATCTCGAATACCTGTTCAAGGTCTGCGTAGTATTTGGCGATTTTGAAAGCGATGCCCGCGACAGCATCGTAGAAGATGCTGCCCTGCCGGAGGTCGATGCCA